GCAATGGATTACATTGAGGTTGTCATACCAGAGGTAGAATCGTTAAATATAAGTACTGATGACATCAAGGTAAAGTATTATGACTAAGAAATGGCATATCAGAGAAAAGAACTCTTCACGTTATGTTGAGGGTGATTGGATTTATTACGTTCAGGGTAACGTCTGGGGTGGGTTTGAAAAAGCAAATTATTGGAGAACCAAAAAAGAAGCGACAGCCTATCTTACTGACATTTTGAAAAGAGGTGAAGTTTATGGCGAATGAAGAATACTTTGACTTCGAGGAGGTGCTAGAGCGCCTAAATAATCTCGAAGTAGTTGTATCAAGGTTAGCTACTCCAGAGTTGAATTATAAACGACCTGGAAGCGAAGAGTATGAAAGACTTACTGATACATTAGATTATCTCCACAATAAGATAGCAGAACTAGAAACCAAATGTCATACACCATAGTATACAGTGATTATAATGGTCTCCCTGGTGGGGAAGGTAACTACGATTTTTTAAGTGGTGCTCAGGCACCGATATTACCTGCTGTAGATTTATATAATAGTTTTAATTTCGAGATCAAGGCAACTACAGCAGAAGTTTCTGCACCTCCGACACAAACAGTTGGTGCAGGAAGAGACGGTATTTCATATAATAATAGAACAAACTATAGAACTAGAAATACTAGGTATGGATCTAGCACTTCTAAACCTTCAGGATCGTATGTTGGTATACATGTTGCTCGTATTCCTACTGCGATGAGGTGGGTTGATACTAGTGGTCCTGATGGTGATGGTATTGCACAGAATGAGAAGGGCGATTGGTTTAATCGCGAAGTGCTATCTAAACCGGATGGAAGAGGTAGTGGAGTTACTTTTAAAGAAAATCCAGCACCATCTGGCAATACTGATTTTTCTTTTGTAACTAATACAGAAGAAGTAACTGCAGCCGCTTCATTTACTATACCTGGTTGGAATAGTCTAAGTATTCAAGGTTCTTATAATGGCGGTGTATTTCCATATAATGAATTTGGATATCTTGATGATAATCCTGATACCTATGGAAATGCAGACTACACATCTCAGACATATGAAGCAAATAACATATATGAATTACCAGATAAATTTGATAATCTATATAAATTCATTCCTGATGATCGAGAGAGCACAACGCTTACATTTAAAATTGAAGTAGATTGGCAACTGCAAATTAATTATGGTGCATATGCAGGATTAATTAGTGCATCAAATCAAGCAAAGATTTTAGCTAGAATGGGATATACTACAGTCACTCAAACTGGGACTGATGTTCACACAGTCACTCATGTAGTTAATAATGATACTGGTGACTGGCCTAAGATCTTAGAAGAAATTTTAAGTACTAGACAAAGATCACAAGAAGAGCAGAATGAGCGTCTCGGACAAACATTCCCCACCACTGATATTGTAGTTACTACATCTAAGAAAGTAGAGGCAGAATAACATGTCATTAAGAGCTGCTGGCAGGATCGGAGATCAGTATATAAACAGATGTAGCACACCAATGCAAGGTACAGGTGCTCCAACTGTTTATATGGGACAACTTGCTAGTAGTAGAATTGGTGATAAAACTATTCCTTATCAGGAAATAGTTCCATGTCCAGAATGTTGTAAGACTCATACAGCAACTGTTCTTTCTGGTTCTCCCAAGGTATTTGCTCAGGGTTTAGCAGTAGAGGCAATTGGAGATAAGGCATTGGGGATTTCAGGATCATTTCCTTTACTTAAGGGTGCTCCGACAGTATTTGTAACATGAGAATAATTCCATTTAGCAATCAAGTTCAGTTCATTCCTAAAGACAGTAATAGTGGTGAAATAACTCCTGCTGCTTGGTTTACTGTGACTAACACAGATATTGCTATTGCTGAATCTAGTTCTGGTGCTACAACTGCCAATATTGCTGATCCTAATAATTCTCCTGGTGGTGGCGGTGGTGCTGGAACTAGTCTTGAAGATTTAATACCACTTATTAATAATGTATCACCAAGGGAAGATACTTTTATTCAATTACTTGAACCAACAACAGTTCCATATGTGTTAATAGCATCTGCTGGCACTAACTTAGCAGATCCAGCATTGTTGAGATATCAGTGGCAACTGAAAAATTCTGGAACTAATACTTACGTTGATATTACTAATGCTAATTCTACATCATATTCAGTTGCTGCTGGGATGACTGTAGCGAATGATGATGGTGATTGCTACCGTTGTAAGATAACTCACCTTGGCACTGCAGTAAACTCTCCTCAGTATACATCCAAATATGAATTTGATATTCGTAGAACAATTACGATTACATCACAACCAGTATTAGCAGGCCCTGGAGTTGCTGGTGATACAGTTACTTTAACTATTGCTGCAACAATTAGTAGTGATGTAGTTAGTTTTCAGTGGCAACTAAAAGAAAATAATACTAATACTTTTATTAGTATTATTGGTGCTAATTCAGCAAGTTATACTACACCAGTATTAGACACCTATGAAGATAATGGAGATCAATATAGATGTATTTTAACTAATCCATTTGCAAACACTGTAACATCATCTATTGTTACTCTGATTGTTGATGGTGCTGACTTCAGAGTTAATCCTCCCATTTATCGAATTGATGTTGATGGTGTTGGATATAATACAGAATTCTGGAGTTTAGAAAAAGATGGTGCATTAATCTTAGATCCATCAGTAAGTTCTGACTATACTCTTACTTCATTGGACAGTAGAAGAACTAAATTTCTTTCTCATCTATGGGGTCAAGGAACATGTGCAGGTAAAGGTGGATACACAAAAGCGGGTGTTCCTATTGCATCAACTGAAAGTGTTTCTATGAAATTGAATGCTGGTGGAGGTGCTGCTGGATCTTCTGATAGTGGACGCTATGCTGAAGCAGGCGGTGGGTATGCTGGTATTTTTGAAGGCACTGTCATATCTCATGCAACTGCTCTTGCTGTCGCAGGCGGTGCAGGGGGTTCTAGTCTTAACACAACTTCTTCTTGTGCTGGATCCCAATCAGCAATATCATATCCTTATACTACTACTACTTCTTATCAGCAAGCATATGATTGTTCGACAAGAACTTATTACAACACATATGATAACGTACAACATAGTTATAATTGGGGGGCACAATCGACGGTTTCCTTAAGCTCTCCTAATAGTATGCTCGTACACATAGGTGGTGGTTGGTCAGAACCAAGAACATATTATGTGTATTTTAATGCAAATCAACGGATGCCGATAGGATCTACTAATTATACTTTAAATATTTACCCTAGTTCATGTACTGCTGGTTACGCCTCCAATAACTGTCCTGGAATGTATTATGTTATTAATTGGAAAAATTGGGTTGCTTTCCAAGTTACTTTTTATAGACGTGACATGAATGTTACTTCATTCGTCAGAAGTTTTTATTATACCGCATCTCAAACTGTGACTGTCCCACAAACATGCTATAGAACTGCTTATACTAGCACTACTAACTATTATACTCATACACCAACTGCAGCAGTCTCTGGTGGGTCTGGAGGTGGTCTAACAGGAACTGATGGTGGCGATAGTTCACAATCAGTAATTTCTGCTAAGGGAGGTGATGCTGGATCCCAGTCTGCGGGAGGTGCAGGAGGTACAACTTCATCTGCTGGATCAACTAACGGATCTGATGGTTCTGCACTGCAGGGTGGTGCTGGTGGTGCTAACAGCGGATCTTATGCTGCTCCTGGTGGTGGCGGTGGTGGCGGTGGATATTATGGCGGCGGTGGTGGTGCTGGTGGTTATGATGGATATAATGGAAGCACTAATCCTGGAAGAGGAACGCAATCAGGTGGAGGCGGTGCTGGTGGTGCAGGTTATATTGATGTCAGTGTAGTTGGAACTACAGGATCATTCGCCAATGAAACTAATGAGAATAGAGGAACTGCTGGTGAAGAAAGTCAAAATTCAAGAATTGTTATTAATGCAACATATATTGAAGTAACATCAGAACCAGAATCTTCTGTAGTTAATGATGGGGATACAGTTACATTTACTGTAGGAGCATCAGTAATAAATGGTGAAGGTGAATTAGTAAGTTTTCAGTGGCAGAAAAAGACATCTGGTATTTGGAATGATATTTCTGGAGCAAATGCTGCTAATTATACTACACCTACATTAACTATTTCAAATACTAATCAATCTTATCGTTGTGTTTTAAATAACGACTATTGTGCAGAAAAAATTAGTGAAGAAGCTCTTACTATTGTAGCAGGAGCAGCAGAAACTAATTTCGTAATTACTAATACTGGTCAAACAAATATACCAATACCATCTGCTGCTTCTGAGTTTACATTTAAAATCTGGGGTGCCGGTGGTGCTGGCACTGGAGAAGGTTTTCCTGTTAGAGGTGGATCCGGCGGATTTGCAATGGGTACTATACTCATTCCCGAATCTAATACAAATAACATTAATGTATTTGTTGGTGCTACTGGTTTAGGTTCTCCTTCAGGTATGTCTGGATATGGTGCTGGTCGTGGTGGTCAAAGATCAGAAATGTCATTTGGTTCAGATATTGTTTACGTTGGCGGCGGTGGCGGATCAGCACAAGCAGGTAATGGTGGATTTGGTGGCGGTGCTAATAGAAATGGTGGCGCTGGTGATGGCACATTTGCTCCTGGTGGCGGTGCTAGCACTGGAGGAGGCGGCGGTGGCAATGGCACCGGTTCTAGTGGCACTACAGGTCGTTCTGGTGGCGGAGCAGGCGGTGGTTTCCCCTACAACACTGGTAACCGTGGAGGTGGTGGTGGATCAGGATATTATGGTGGCGGCGGAGGTGGTGGTGGTAATGGCACCACAGGACAGTCAGGAGGAGGCGGCGGGGGATCAGGATATAAAACTGGGTCCAGTATTACTAATTTTGTAACTGCTGATGGTTCTAGAGGATCTACTACTGCTCCATATTCAACTGATCCTGATTATGTTTCCGGTCGTGGATCTGCTGGTCAGCATGGTCTTGCTGTAATTAATTTCCTTGTAGAAAATCAATTAGTCATGACTGGTCTTAGTACTTCTACTACAACTGATATCAGTGCTTTATCTTCTACTATAACTCTCACTGAAAATGTTCTTTTATCACCACTTGATGGTGATTATGATGTAGTCATAAAATGCCGTGGGGGAAGTCCATCTGGAACAGGTGCATATGTTCAGGGAACAATTCGCATGACTAGTGGAAATATTTACAGACTTCATTATGATGCTTACTATGCGGCAGTTTTCTTTGGAACTTCGGTAGATGGGAATAAGTGTATAATGCTTGGTGCTCAGGGTGGGAATCAGGGAAATGGTGTATATGGTGGGGTTGGTGCTGGTGGTAATGCTGGATATCCATCTGGAAATGCTGGAAGTAATCTCAATGCTTCTGGTGGCGGTGGCGGTGGAACCACTAGTGGATATAGATCTGGATCTGGAGGTGGTGGCGGATATCCTGGTGCTAGCGACGGATATAGTGGATCTCCTGGAACTAACGGTGGTTTCTTTAGTGCTGGTCGAGGTGGTAATGGTGTTGATGGCAACGGTGGACGAGGTGGTATGGGTTACTACGGCGGCGGAGGCGGCGGTGGTGGTTGGGACTTAGAATATAATGCTGGTGGTGAATTTGGCGGCGGAGGCGGCGGGGGATCTTCCTATTATGGAGGTCTTCCAAAACCTTCTATCAATTCTTATAGTCCAGCAGAAGTTGTTGTCAGTAATACTTCTGCTGGGAATCAAGCAGGAGGAACTCAAATTCAAATCATCAGTGTAACTGCTGTATAACTTGACAGATTTTGGTTATCTTGGTATACTATTTGAGTAGTCAATGATTGAGTAATGGCAAAAAGCCCAAAGTTCGGTTCAAATGTAAATATTGAGTCAAAACCGAAAAGAACACGTCAGGGAACTGGTAAACATACTAAATATAGTGCAACCTCCAGTAATGGAAAGCGTAAACGTTATCGAGGACAAGGAAGATGAGCGAAGAAACACCAGCACCAAAGTCTTATGGTTATGTTGTAGGCAAAAGAGCCTCTGAGCAAGATCATCCAGATAAAGAAAAGTCTGATGAGTGAAATTGAAGAGCATATTAAAGAGTGGATTGATAAAATTTCTGAGTTTAGACCAGAACTAAACAATTTTGCCATCTGCCCTTTCTCTTCAACAGCAACTTATAAGATTATTCAAGCACCTATTGACGATATCATGCCTTCAACCGGGTATGATGTCGTCATTTTTGCTGTTGAAGACTATTTGGATGTCAATGCTATTCAAATGTGGTGTGAAATTTACAATACCATCTACCCCGAATACATTTTTTTAGAAGATTGCGCTTATTCACATACTTTCATCAATGGTATTCAGACAAATAATGCGAAATATAACTTACTCTTATGTCAAAGTAAGGAAAAATTGCGAAAAAGTCGTAAAATACTAGCAGAATCGGGATATTATCATCATTGGAACGATGCCATGATGAAAGAAATCCTTGGAGAAGATTTTGATATTGTAAAACACTATAAATAATTGAAAAAAACCATATCAAATGGCATTAAAAGCATCAAGATCCTACAAGGACTTGAGTTTCACATTTAAAACCAACCCTTTACGGAAGGATTTAAACCTTTTGAAGGATGAAAATGCGATTAAGAGGTCACTCCTTAATCTTTTTTCTTACAGAAAGGGTGAAAAGTTTTTTAATGCTAGTTTTGGTAGTGGAATTCCTGAATTGTTATTTGATCCATTTGATTTTGTTACTGCTGGATCAATAAAAACTGAGATAGAAAATCTAATTACTTTATATGAACCCAGAATTAATCTTATTGAGGTAGTTTTGGATCTGAATGAAGATCAATATGAGTATGATATTCAAGTAATTTATAGTATTCCTGATACAGATCCTCAAATTTTTACTACTTCATTAACATTAACGTCATCATCAAAGATATAATCCATGGCATTCGCACAAGTTAGTTCCCTAGATTACGCTGATATCAAATCTGCCTTGGTTGATTACCTGAGGCGAAATACTGATTTCACAGATTATGACTTTGAAGGATCAACACTGTCTTCTATTGTTGACCTCTTAGCATATAACACTTATTACACTGCCTTCAATACTACGATGGCAGTTAATGAGAGTTTCTTGGCGTCTGCCTCTTTAAGAGATAATATTGTCAAAGTTGCTAAACAACTTGGATATAGTCCAAAATCAACAACTTCAGCAACGGCATTCCTCAAATTAAAAGTTGATTTTAGTAGTGTTGCTGCAGTTGACCAAAGATTAGTACCATCATTCCTTACTCTTAAGAAAGGTAATTGTTTTATTTCATCAAATCCAGAAAATAGAAATGAAACCTACCAATTTTCGATTTTAGAAGATGTTGTATCTCCGGTAGTAAATAATATTGGATATATTTCAAATGTTTCATCAGATCAGTTGAAGGTTACTGAAGGAATTTACTTAAATTTTAGTTATGTTGTAGATAATACAATTCCAAATCAAAAATTTGTAATTCCTACTGCTAATGTAGATACTGAAACCATTAAAGTAGTAGTAAGAGAAAATGCTGCAGCGTCAAAAACTGAAATTTTCACAAAAGTTGAAAATATCCTTGATGTAACTGCAGTTGACAAAGTATTTTTCGTTCAAGAGACTGATGATTCTAGATATGAATTAATTTTTGGTGATGATGTATTGGGAAAAAAAGTTACTGACGGGCAGATTATTGAAGTTACTTATATTGCATCGTCAGGTAAATCAGCAAACAAATTAAAGAATTTTGTTTTCTCTGGTGAAATTTATGATGAAGATTTAAACAGAGTTTTGACAGGAATTACAACAACAGTTGTATCCGGTTCTGATGGTGGTGATGATATTGAAGATAGTGAAGTAATCAAAAGAAATGCTCCTGCATTCTACTCTTCTCAGAATAGAGCGGTAACATTAGAAGATTATAAGGTAATTACTCAAAGACTTTATTCATCAATTGCCGATATTATTGTATATGGTGGTGAAACTGAAGATCCACCTGAATATGGTCGTGTAAAAATTTCTATTAAACCAAAATATAGCGATATTTTGAGTAATTCTACTAAAAGAGATATTATCAGCAAACTTAAGAAATATACAGTTGCTTCTATTACACCAATTATCGTTGATCCATCAATTGTTGATGTAATTTTAAATACTAAAATTTATTACAAGCAAACTGATACTAATCTAACATCTGAGCAAATAAGAAACGTTGGAATTCAGAATTTAACTCAATACAGGGATACTAATAATATTAGTAAATTTGGTGGAATTATTAGAAAAAGTAGAATAACTACAGTTATTGATGCTTCTGAAAGTTCAATTACAGGTAATGTTACTGATTTCATATTAAGAAAGAAATTAGTACCCGCACTTAATACTACAGCTCAATATTTGCTGTGTTATGTAAATCCATTTCAAACATCATGTGCTGGAAAAACTACTATAACAAGTTCAAAATTTAGGACTGTGAATTATCCTAATGATGATTCATATATGGAAAATACTGAGGATGGTGCAATTAGAATATATACTATTGATTCTGCTACCGCATCTAAAAAAATCCTAGTTGAAAATGCAGGAACTGTTGATTTTGATAATGGTAAGGTGAATTTAAATTCAATTCAATTTGTTAGCGGCAGTAATGAAAATAATGAAATTTTCATTAATGCTATTCCCCTTAATGATGATGTGAGTGCAGTGAGAGAAGTATACTTAAATCTCTCAATAGAAGATAGCATTCTCCAGGTATTCCAAGAAGTAGCATAAAATGAATCTTAACAAATTAACTATCTCAGATCTAGTAGATCAGCAACTACCAGAGTTTGTTGTAAATGAATTTCCTACATTTGTAAAATTCTTTGAGGAATACTATAAATCATTAGAATTAACCGGTGGTCTTCTTGATATCACCAATAATTTTCTTGATTATAAAAATATTGATAACTTAAGAAAATATAACCTTGTTACAACTTATAAATTGCAGCAAGCAATTTCTACTACTGATGAAAGCATTGTTTTAGACAGTCTTGATGGTCTTCCTTCTGAAAATGGATTAATCAGCATAGGCAATGAGATTATTCTTTATGAGACCGTTAATTTATCATCTAGAACGCTCTTAAATTGTAAAAGGGGATATACAGCAACAACTAAGTTTGATGGCACTGCAACGACCGTGCAGAGCAGTGTAGCAGCATCTCACCAACTAGATGATAGTGTAACCAATTTATCAAATCTTGTTCTATTTCTTATCTTAAGAAATTACGAACATCAATATCTTGCTGGTTTTCCATTCGAGAATATTTCTTCTAGTATTGATAAAGATACTTTAATAACAAATATTAAAGATTTTTATAATTATAAGGGAACCGATATTTCAATTGAGTTTTTATTCAGAGCTTTATTTGATGAAGAAGTTACAGTAAAATACCCAAAAGATTATGTAATTAAATCTTCATATTCAGATTTTACCGTAGATGATATTATTAAAGTAGAGGCAATTGAAGGCGATCCATATGACCTCATTGGAAATGAACTGAAACAAGCTGATGCCAGTGGAACTGCAACGGTTAGTGCTGTTATTGATCAAATTTTAATTAATAATATTTCAAATTATGCTTCTGCTAATAAAACTGTTTATGAATGCAGATTAAACGTTCTTAATCAGCAATTTTTTGAAATTCCTAAAGAAAGTATTCTTAGAGGAGTTTTATCACCTACAAGTTCCGTAGTTACAGTTGATAGTACAGTTGGATTTCCTCAGTTAAATGGAATTATCCAAATCGATGATGAAGTCATTACTTATCGATATAAAACGTTCAATCAATTTATTGATTGTGGTAGAGGCACTTATAATACTGTTGCTGTTGCTCATGCAGATCTAAGTGATGTTAGAACTACCGAATATCTTTACGGATATAGTGAAGGTATAGAACTTGAGTCAAATATAGTATCCATGAGGTTACTTGGTGTTGCTTCTAGTGTTACTATAGATGATGGTGGTGCTTATTTCGAGGAAGCTGAAAAAGTAGAGTTGTCATTAGATGGGGATACTGATTCAAGGGCACAATTTACAACATGGAGAAAAAACGAAACTGGAACTTTCTCAAGTAGTTCTGATATTCAGATTGATGCTAATGTCAATACTATTACTACTGAAGTATCATCTGTTTACAAAGATGACAATAATGCTTACATAGTTTCTTCAGGACTTCCTGAACATCCAATTGGAAACTTTATTGGAGCTGGTTTTAATGTAAATAATCAAAATCTTTTAAAAACAATTCCACTTTCCACTGAAAAAAATACTCAAACTCAATTTACCGGAAATAAAGCAGTTGGTTTGTTTATTAATGGTGTAGAAGCACTTAGTTCTCAGGATTATGAAGATGTTTCATTCGGTAATATTGAAAGTGTTGAAATTATTCAAAAAGGATTTGGTTTTGAGACTGATATTCAACCAGTATTCAGAGTAGCAAATGCTACCGGATCTGGTGCCACATTTAATGCAAATATTATAGATGGAAAAGTATCTTCAATATCAGTTGTAGATGGTGGAAATGGATATACTCAATCTCAATCATTAGAAGTTACATATGGATTTGATGCTACTGCAACAATTGCTAATGATTTAGATATTGTTGATGGATCTATCAGAACAATTACAGTGACCAATGCAGGTCAGGATTATGTTGCCACACCTAATGTAGAAATTATTGATAGCACTGGTAAAGGAACAGGTGCTTTCGCTATTGCTGAAGTAACTAATAATCAGTTGACTGGTGTTATTGTTCTTAATGGCGGTGTTGATTACAGTGATAAAGATACTATCACCGTAAGGATTGTTTCTAAAGGTACTGGTGTTGTTGCTAATGCTGTCGTTAAAAAATGGTCTTTTGACAGAGTATTTAAAACAAAAAATTCTATTGATACAAATGGTAACTGGATACCTGCTCAGACAATTAAATCCGATACTGGTAACGGTTATCTGTATCCAAGTAGAAACATTGCATATAATCTTCAGTATGCATATCCATCAAATCCCAAAATTCTTAGACATTCATTATCTGATAATGTTCAGGGTGTAAATGCTAATTATGATGAAAAAACTTCTGGGTTTGTACATTCTCCAATTTTAGGATGGGCATATGACGGAAATCCCATCTATGGTCCTTATGGATATCTTAGTCCAATTGTTCCTGCTAATGGTATTTCTAGACAGACTAGTTCTTATGTATTAAAAACCACTGCAGAAGCTACTAGACCTAGTGTAGTAAAATATCCTTTAGGTTCTTTTGTTGATGACTATGAATTCATTCAAGGATCTGGAAGTCTTGATATTAATAATGGTCGTTTTTGTATTACTCCAGAATATCCTGAAGGAAGATATTGTTACTTCCTCACAGTAGATAGTTTTGGCGCTGGTGTTTATCCATATATTATCGGAAAGACATATCATTCTGTTCCATCAGAAAATAATTTTAATATTGAGTTTAATCAGCAAAACGAAAATAATTTACCTAAAGAAGCAAGAAGAATTAGAAGTTCTGCTACTCCGAGTAAAGGTTTTGATGCTATTTTATCAGTATCTAATGTAGAAAGAGGAACTATTGATTCTTTTGTTGTCAATGAAAGTCAAGATACATTTAAAGTATTAGACTCTTTGTATATTGACAATGACGACACTGAAGGTTCTAGAGCATTTGGTAGAGTTGAATCAGTCAAAGGTCAGACTATAACCACAGTATCATATCAAGTTTCTCCTGGATTTAGTCATCCACAATTAACAACAACTAATGGAATTCCCGATAATCCATGGCCTGTTGATATTAGTGCTCCCTATCTAAGTCAAGCAGGTATCACATATGATATAAATGTAGAAACTTCGACACCACATTTATTATCTGATGATGACATTGTAACCCTGTCATTAGATAGAGATGCATTATCAATAACAAAAACTTTTAAGGTAAGAGTATCTAATTATCAGAAAGTAAATTATACAGTGCCTGTTGTTGAAACTACCTTAGTTGCTGACGTTGCTTTCAACCAGGTAACTATTAATGTAGATAACTCTGATAATTTTAGAGAAGATGATTATTTGAAAGTTAATGATGAAATTTTAAAAATTACTTCAATTAATTATAGTTCTGATCAAATTACTGTTGAAAGAACTCAATTAAATACTCCATTAAGACTACATGCATCTAGTAATAAAGTATCCCTTTACATACCAGATGATCATCCAGATTACAGATTAACTGTAGGAACTGCAATTACAAGTCCTGGTGTATCAGGAACAATTTATAGTATTGATAAAGAAAATTCTTCTATTGAAATAAGAGTTGGTTCGGGCACACTTTCAAATACAAGTGTTATTACAGATACATCTTCACCAACAGGAAGAACCATTAATATAAGCAGTGTGGAAGACACTAAAATTTATTGGGAATTTGATCCTACGGGAACTGGTAATCATTATATTCGTGATTTATCTTTTAGATTAATTAGAGGAACTGAATATATTTTTGATACTAGTGACGGAAGTATTTTTGGGTATAGTTTAGTTTTCTCAGAAGATTCAGCAAATATCAATACTCTCACAGGTGTGACATCTGTTGGAACTCCAGGTACTTCTGGATCATCAGTAACTATCACAAAAAATGGATTATTGAATTTTGATGTTTCTAGAGTATATTATTATGAGCAGAACTCTCAAATTCTTTATAATAAAAAGTTTTTCTCAGTCCTTACATTTCCTGATGGTGTTAAAAAAATTAAAGTTGTTGATGATACCAATTTCAAATTTACAATTCCTTTACAACCCGAGCAATCTGCATACACAAATGTAGTTTCATATAGTACAACTTCACAAACTAGTATCGGTGCAATTAATACTGTCTCAGTAGTTGATGGTGGTGAAGGTTATAAAAAACTTCCAAAAATTTCTGGAATTATTCATACTGAATTAGATGCAGCAAAATTAGCATATTCAATTACTGGCGGATCATTTAACGATACATTCAGTGTTACAAATCCTGGAAATAGATATTCAAGTAATACAAAAATTGTTGTTGATACCCTCACTGGTAGTGGAGCCGTCTTAACACCAACAATTGTTGGTGGTAGAATTATTTCAGTAAAAGTTACTTCTGCTGGTACGGGATATGATGAAAATGATACTATCAGAGTAATTGATACTGGTGCTGAAATTTTCCCAATTAGTAATAGTATTGGCAAAATCAAAACTATTAGATTTAATAATAGCGGAAGTCAGTTTAATCCCGACAGAACATTCTTTAAATCTTTAGTATTCAAACAAAAAATAATTATTACTGGTATTTCTGGTGGTACTTACAAACTTTCTGAAAATATAACATCTTCAGGTGGACTATCAGCTAAAATTGACAAAATAAGACAAATTGGTGTAAACATTTATTTACTTGATTTAAAGATCAACTCAGGATCTCCTAAAGTAGGAGATACGATTACAGGGTCTATTTTACAGGTAACTTCTACAATTTACTCTGTGACAAATCCAGATGTCATTGGAAATATTTCTGGATTTATTTCAAAAGTTGGTTTCTTTGATTCTGATTTAGGTAAAATTAGTGCTTCATCACAAAAAATTACTGATAGTTATTATTATCAAGATTTCTCCTATGTTATCAGAAGTACAAAATCTTTAAGTGATTATAAAAAATATGTTGATGAAACAACACACCCACTTGGATTTAAATTATTTGGTGAAGTTTCTGTAGAAAATGATGTTGATTTTGAAGACACTGTAACAGGAAACCCATTCAGTATTGGTCTTGCTGACGATCATTCTGCTAATGAAGTTATTATTACATTACCTAATGTAAATGTAGAATCAGATATTGTTTTCAAAAAATATGAAATTTCTACGCTCAATACAGCTAATTTAAAAGCGTATCGTGGTGTAGGAGCTGCTCGTCTTAATTTCTTAGATAATCAAATTGAAGCAGTGCAAATTGCAGATCTTTCTGCTGATATTGATGCTAGCACTCAAACATATACCTTGACTACGCAGGATGGTAATTTCCCATTAGATACTTACAATACATCCATACTTCTTTCACTGAATGATGTATTCCAAGAACCATTCCAAACATCTACTGTAAGTGGAATTAGTTACTCTGGCGGAATTGCGACTATTACTACTGCCGTAGATCATAATTTAGCAACTACATTGGCAGGTCAAACATATCCTAATCAAAAATATATTCATATCTCTGGCGTAACTAATACTGGTAATTTAAATTTTAATGACCAGTTTGAAGTATATGATGTACCATCAACAGATACAATCAGAGTTCTGTTTAATAATCCTAATGGTTTTCTGACAAATAATAATCCGGCAGTTTGTGCTGATGTTCAATCAACTATTGATAATTTAGTTAGTATTTTAACATATTATTTAAATAATCCATCTGTTGCACTACCCACAAACAACACAGGCGTTTGGTTGGATGAAGCATCATCAACTGTTATTAGTGCCAATAGACACAGAGATGGCGCTAATTTAATTGATCTTAATAGATTTGAAATTATTGATAGAGCTAATGCAGAAATTTCTCTACAATATCCCGATTTCTATTATCCTAATGATCCTCAAACATCTGGTTATAGTAGACAGAAAGATGCTTACAGATTAATTCAGCAAAACCGTAAAGAATTGATCGATAGAGGTGCTGCTGAAATTGCGGTTCAATATCCTGATTTTGTATATCCTAATGATCCTGTTACTGCAAGTGATTATCGTTTCAAGGATGCTTATAGACTAATCCAACAAAACAGAACTGAGATTATTGATAATGCTTGGACGACTATGCAGGGCGGATCAAATCCTGCGGATGCTGCTGTAGAAACCAAGTGTAAGCGTGATATCGGATTGTTTATTGATTACACTTCACTTGACCTCGTTAATGGTGGTAATGAGTATGCGCGTAAATTTGCGCTACAGTATTTTGATGATCAGGGTAATCCTCTCACTAATGGTTTACTTGGCGAAGAATTAGCATCAAATGATGCTTTCAATGCCGCTAAGGACAACATGATCCTTGCATTCACTAATCAACTGACAGTTACTGATAGCACGATCACTCTTGATCCTGCGGGTGCTCCTCTATGTGCCAATGTAACTTCTGCCATCACTGTTCTTACTGGTATTGTTACTGCTGCTATCGCTGCTGGATCTACTGCTGGTCTTCCTGCTGAAACTATCGGATCTGATAGAGATGGTGAAGCAAAATGTAAACGTGATCTTGGATTGTTTATTGATGCCGTATCGCTAGATCTTCATACTGGTGGTAACGTATATGCTGTTAAATTTCTTAAAAAGTATTTCAACGCTCAAGGAACATCATTTATCTCGAATGGTCTTTCCGGTGAAATTCTAGAATCTATTACTGCGTTTAATAAAGTAAGAGATTTGATGAAGCAAGCAGTTGTAAATCAACTTCTGGTTAAGGATCTTACAATCACTTCTGCTAATGCAAATTATTGGGGGACTGCGGTAGGAACACCAACAGATGTCACGTATGATGCTAATACTGGCGTCTCAGTTATCACGATTGCTAATCATGGATTGTCTAATGGTGAAGATGTCAAGATCAGAGATAATGGATTGACGTTTACTTGTGAAATGGATGGGAATGTCAAAGAAAAATCTTATCCGAGACTTCTCGATGGTAATTCAAATACCGCAATGCCGGTTTCTAATGTTACTACAAATACTTTTGAAATTAATGTTGGTGCTTCACCGATTGTAAATTTCAATGTTAGTGATGCTACTTATACTCCTTCCACTGGAGATGTTGAGATTAATATTGGTACTCACTCATTACGCGCAGGAACATCTATTAAACTTGCTGACGAAGCACTTACGTTCACCTGTGATTTTGACAACAATCAAACTCAGCATAGTTACCCCAAGACTGCTATTTTAAGTGAAACTGTTACAGATGCCTCTTATGATCCAGTACTTGGTATTCTCACTGTTACTGTTAAAAATCATGGATGGGAAAATGGAGATCTTATTAAATTTGATAATAATTCATTAGTCTTTACTTGTGGAATGGATGGAAATGCCACTAATCACAGTTATCCTCGCGCTGGAATTGATCCTTATGCAGACAAGTGGATACCCATTTACGCTGTAACAGGAAATACTTTCAGGGTTGCAGTAGGAGTTTCGTCCAATACTTCAGTTCACACATTTATCAGTGCTACTGAAAATGGTCTTAAAAAGAAAAAAGATAAGACATATGATACTGCTGTAAATATTGTTACAGTCACAGCAAATACGATCACAATCAATGTAGGTAGTTCAACTGATACATCAGCGCATACATTTATTTCTGCTGTTCCAAATGCTGTCATTTCCGGTGGTGATTATCCACACACATTTGTAAGAGCAGTCGCTGATGCTATTGTTAGAACACAAGTCAGTTCTCCTGTTTTAAATAACAGTGATGGCGCATGTGCTGATGTTAAATCAAACATTGATACTCTTGTTGAGATTGTAACAATATACTTAAATCAAGGTTCATTAAATTATCCAAATGCTCTACCGGCACAATCTGTGAGAGTTCCATCTGCAGGTGAAGCAAAATGCAAGAGAGATTTAAGTCTAATTGTTGATTCTGTTATTAGTGACATGAGAACAGGTGGTAATTCCAACATCAGAAGTTCTACTGAAAAATATTTGGATGGAGCTGCTTTATTAAGCAATGGTCTTGCGGGTGAAATAAATGAATCCATCACTGCTTTCAATAAGGCAAGAGATCTGATGAAACTTGCAATCGCTAACCAACTTTATATTCAAGATTTAACTATCTTACCTGATTTCCTTACTACTTCAGGAACCATTGAGGCATCGAGTCTCACTAATTCTATTTTCACCGAAGGTCAGTTTGAATATTCTAATGCGGTACTCAAACTATATGAATCTGTGGCAGAGGGAACTGTATTCCATAGTACTTTCTTCAAATTTATTTCTGCTGGAGATGATGCTCGATATTCATATAAAGTAAAAAATATCTTATTTGATGGAGTTAG